ATCATTGTTTTGAACATTAGTAATTATGTGAGTATCACGATTTACACCATTACCCACGAGAGGTCGATAAGCTACATTCTTCATATCAACTGCTACACAATAATCTTCAAACATTCCACGAAGAAGTGGGTCAGCTACAAAATGCAATTTACCGAAAATAGTATCTACAACAGTTACCATATGTCCAAACTTCCCGGGAATACTATTCACATCTAAACGATACTGACTAGTACCAACGCTATTATTCAAGAAACTACCACTACCTAATTTATTTAGATAGGTAATTACTTTTCTACTAGCAAGTACTAGTTTATTACCGCTATTACCACTCTCAGGAGCAAAGAAATCTTCCATTGCATCCAAGAATGCATCGTATCCAGATGAAGCATAAGACATAGTATATACTTTACCATTACTTTCTGTATATGGTAAAATACCCCATGTATACCGTAATGGAGCAGAAGTAGATTGCTCATTAGATGAACTACCATAGCCAAATAACATAGCTTGCTCCATATCCATCTTATGTTCCATTAACTTCTCTTGCCAAACACGTTTATACTCATTGTTTACACCACGATATCTTGTTGCCAATGATGTTCCACTATAAAGGGGAATTGCAGTTTTAAATATCTGACAATATCCTTCACGGTCGTACATCTTATCAGCCCAACCCTCTGGGTCTTGTGAACCTTCAGCCCACGCACTACCAACTACAGAACCCTTATTTAAAGCACTAAATGTTAATGTTCCAGAAGTAGGAGTATCTAAAGGTACTATTTCATCACCACCACCTGTTACAGTAATAGTTGTTATACCACTAGAACCATCAGTTCCACTATGTGTGATAGTAGCTCCTGACGTTATTCTAAATCTATATACACTTCCATTATCGGCTTTCATAGCTATAATACTTCCACCTACTAAAAAGTGGCAAGAATTATTAGCCGCAGTTGAAGCAGAACCACTAATTGCACCATACTGGTCATAATCACAACTTAATACTAAGTTGTCAGAATCAGCATCTGCAATAGTTGGACCAGCTTCAAACGTCCATGTTACTGCTGTCGATACTTTAAAATTACGTCTCTGCCATTGATGACGCTGTTCAAGAAACTTAAACACGGGGTCATCAGTAGACTTTTTCGCAACTTTGGATAGGTAGGTGAAGAAGGGGGATTGCTGAGGAGCAAGTTCCGCTACTCTTTCACCAAAATTAAACAGTCTTCTGGAATCATTAATGTCAACACCCGAGTTAACATCATTTCCTGAACTGCCACTAAACATATCAGCCATAGTTAAACCTCCTTAACTATATTTAATTATTTACCAAGGATTTTGCTTATCGTAATCACCAATAAGCTCATCCATTATCCGGTCGTTTGCAGTTTTATCTGTCTGCCTATTAACGCCGGATACTACACCCATTGGACTAGGAATCTGCTGGGCTCTCTGCGTTTGCTCAAAAGCAGCACTAGGCTGTTGTTGGGCAGGTGCAGGAGCGGCAGGATTCGAACTAGCCCCTTTTTCTAAAGCATATAATTTCCACAAATTATCCACTGTAAGTGATTCGGGTGAAGACATCGTTTTCAGAAAATCGTTAATAGTTTCGTTATTAGCACCATAAGTCTTGTTCAAGTGTTGTTTAATACCACCCACTTGTTCACGTTGTCTAGCTTGCTGTTGCTGAGCTTCTTTTACACGATTCTGCTCATCAACCATAGCCTGACGCTCATTTGCCATGATTTCACGGTCATATTCGCCTCTTAGTCGATTATATTCATCCATATCATCTCGCCACTGGTCAGCAGTATCTAGATAGCGGGCTGACTCTGAATCAGGGTCAGAGTACGCTTCCTCTCTGCTAAAGCGGCTAGGTTTTTGTGGTTTGTCAGGTGGAGCTGGAAACTCAAATTGCTCTTCAGGAGGTGCCTCTTGTTGTGCTTGAGGATTCCCACCACGTTCTATAAGCGTATTGACTTGATTCTGAAGCATCTCGTTTGTCTTCTTAAGTTCTTCAGCTTCATTTCCTCGCCTATCTGCCTGAGACTGCCAGTATTGATAACGAACTTGTTCATTATCAAGTTGAGGCTCTTGCTGTGGTTGCATTTGTGGTTCTTGTGCAGGTATCCCCTCTTGGGGAACTGCTTGCTCTTCTGTCTTTGTGTACATCATATCTTCAGGTTGCTTTGTCCCGAAAATGACTTCATCTACAATAGAGCCTTGCTGGCTTTGTTGCTCCACGGGAGCAGTAAAAGCTTCTTGTGGGGTATCTACTGTATTTGTGTTTTCATTCATTGAAACACTCCTTTTTTGTTTTTAGCTACCCTTATTGGGACTTGAAGGGGTTGAGCTAGGTTTTGAGGCATCTCGCACCTCTTTTTGTATTTGTCCCATTGCGTCATCAAGGCGTTTCTCAAAGATTGTTCCAGCAGCTTTCGCTTTCGTGGAGGTTGAATCTAGGTTACCCTTGAATTTTTCTACTTCAGCTCTTTGCTTAGCATGGTAAACTTCACGTTCTCTGGTTTGCAAGTCTCCCTGCAGCTTCTTGATTTGTTCACCAGCCTGTTGCACTTGCTGTTGTAATTGTGCAATCATATCTGTACGCTGCATCACACCTTCCATATCAAAAACTTCTGTTTTCTTCAGAACTTCTTGTTTATCAATGATACCATTCTTATATGCGTCCATATATAATTCCAACTGTGCATATCGGTTTGTGGGTAAAGTAGAACCAGTCACTACAACCACATCATACTTGCCAACACCGATGTCATTTAGAATCTTTGTATTACCTTTATCATCATAAAGCCGTTTGTTTATAACATACTCAGACATTGAATTATTAGGCTTTAATAAACGAATAATCTTTTCTTCTTTATAAAGTTGTTGCATCATATCAATAGCTACTAAAGCTGTATGCTTTAGACCATATTCTATATCAGCTAATTTAGATTTCATTTTGCGTTGTCCAAACTCATCCAAACTAACTGTTGCCTTGTATGTATGAGGAGCTGCCTGAGAGTTCCCCATCATCATTTCATACAAACCAAGTTGATGGTCTATGTCAGATTTAGCAGTTGTTTCGTTTTGGTATAATTCATTAGGTAATGGTACAGGTTGAGCAACTTGTGGAATACCTAAGTCAAAGTCAACTTCAATTCCTACTCCCGGCTGTGCCCATTTCTCTTCAAATTCATTCATATCAACCGAACCAGATGGTAATAATACTTTTAGATTAGTTGAAGTGGTTGCATGAGCAATAATAAGAGAACGTGTCTTATTAATATACTCTTGTACACCCTTTACCATCCTCACATCACTGACAGGATATGGGGTTCTTGTATGCATGTTCATATAAAATACTAAAGGATACCTCTCAGTTGGTAAGATTCTCTCATATAAGAGAGTATCGCCCATGATAACTTCCATCTTTATCCGTTTAGTAGGTACAGTAACACTTTTAATTTGCTGTTGCTTTAAGAGGTCTAAATGCGTTACTTGTTCTACCTGAGGTGGTGGAGGAACTTTCTGTCCCATCATCTTAGCCTGTTGAGCTATTTGTTCATACTGCATACTTAACTGCTGTATTAATTGAACAGCCATCTCAGGTTTTGCTATAATATTACCCTCTATTATCCATGCAGGTCTTTGAATATATTCCTTAAAGGCATTATCATCCAACAGATGCTCATGCCCACTCCATGACTCAAATACACGATGCATTTGAGTAATAGTTTTGTGATATCTTTCGTAACCTCTTATATAATCATCCCCATCACCAAAAGTAGTCTGGGTTTGTGTTTCTGTATCCTCAGGGAAGATAACTTCTCCATCACCTGCACGAGTTGTTACAGGAATATCAGTATTAAAACTATCTGAAGTAGCATTTTTTATAGCCTTTTCATACATTGGATAAAGCTTTTTAGCCTGAGCTTTTGTAAATAATCGTGATATAATAATATTTTCTGCATCGCTACAACTACGATTACGACTATTTGGGTCTACATAAACAGTAAGAGGGTCAATATCTAATAAACATACCTCTCCTTTACCCATATCTTTCATAGGGTCTTGATAAACTAACATACAACCCATACCAGTAACATAATAGTCATCTATAACATTCCTCAATACTTGGTCTCCATCAGATATGTGCCACATATATTCCAATAACCCATTTATAGTTTGTGCTATTTGGTTATCACTATCTTCACGAGGAGAAACCCTAAAAGAAGGTTTGTTACTTGTAAGCATAGCTTTGGCACTTTCAACAGCAGGATGTATCCTATTTACAACAACAGCTGCCTGACCCCGTGCCTCTAATTTCTTTCTTTGTTCATCAGACCATTGCTTCCCATAACGGAATTCTTGGTCTTCTCTAGCATGATTAGCCCAAGTTTCTCTTTTACTTGAATATGTCTTCCAAAGACTTTGTACTTCTTCTACTCTGTCTTTTTTTGCCATTACATTGTCATCCAATCAAGGTATTTATAATCATCATAATAGTTATTCCCATTTACTGGTTTCTTCATATCTGTAATTCTACATGGTGAATGTTTATCTAAAGCAGTCCAGATAGCATCCATTATATCATCATGTTTGCCCTTAGGGTAAGAGAGAAATTCCTGCTGAGCTGTGATATCCTGTGGTCTAAAGAAAAACTCGCCTTTTGCAAGCAATGGAACAAGAGAAAGCAATCTCTCTGACTTTCTGTTCCGAGGTTTTACCCCAGACTCTAGTCCCGGGATATAAATTCCCTCGTCCAGCATCTGCTTACGAACTGCACTTCTCAAAGCTTCCTGATAAGCTACAGTTTCTATTTTCATCTTTTTCGGATGATATCTCTTGTATATTTTAATAATCTCGTCTGGTTGCTCTGCAGGAGTGATTTTACGCCTGTAAATATCCACAATATACTTATTGTTATCATAGTCAACAGCCATAACAGCAATAACGAAATAATCAGCCCGAAGACTAAGACTACTAGCAGGGTCGACCCCAGCGTAGATTTCAACTGGTTTAATTTCTTTTTCTCCACCTGTCTCCTTTACTAGGCAATTCTGTCCATCTATACACTCATAATCATAATGATGAAGTTTAATGAACTCTGGTTTAAATGGAGCTGATTCAGGAGCTTGTGCTATATTCATGTACTCCTGATAGAATCCATTTAAATTCCCAACACTCTCATATTCGCTCTTTATTTTAAATATTCTTTCTTTAGGGAATCTTTCTTCCCAAATACTCTCTTCATCATCATTCCAAATTGTATACCAAAGTGTTTTCCATGCATCAGACCCTTTAGCCCAATTCAGGAAGCAATCTTCAGATATAACCGTTCCAATCATTACAATTTGCCCATCATCAGACAATGATGGTATAACTGCTTCTGTAATCCATTTACGGTTCTTTGCTCTCGCCTCAGGCGTAAAAGCATTTAATTCTGACTCAAAGTCATCAATAATAATTAAGTTAGGTCGAGTATCTCCCTCAATAAACCCACGAACTCTCTGTCCTGTACCAACAGCAACCATACGAGTTCCGTTTGCTAATACTATGTCATTGTTAGTCCATCGTTTTGCTGTATTACTACCCATATCCCCAAACATCTGACTATATATAGATGATGTATCAAGGTGATACTTAATTCTGCTCAAGAAGTTTATACTCTGTGATTGTGACTCAGATACTATAACTATAAACAAATCCTCGTCATTTGGCTTAAAAGCTGCCCTCCAGAGGGGGAGTATGAGAGAACATACAGTACTTTTGGCAGTACTTCTGGGGGCAGCAATTAATATACGGTCATTCTCTTTATTCCTAATTGTTTTATATATCTCAGAGTGAAAAGATGGAGTTTGCTTGTTTAAAGCAGTAGGAAAGCACAATTTCCCAAAGAGACCTATGTTCTCTCTGAACTTCTTAAGTACTTGGATGTTTTCGTATCTTTCCTCGTAATCCACTTATACTTCTTCCTCTCGAATTTCTCTTTCTTCGTTGGCTTGTACTTCGTCTTGTCCTTCCGACGATGATTCGTGTGACTCATGGGGCTTTTCCTCTATTTGAGTTGCTTTTACTCTGCGTTCTTCTTCATGTATTTCATCTAGTAACTTGCGTGTGACTGTACCTTCTATTTGTGTGGTTGTCTTTACAAGTCCCTTATCTTTCATACCATGCATCCCTTGCAGATTCTCTACAGCTCTCATAAGATTCGTAACATCTTTCTTGTCTTTTGCCTGTTCTATAGTACCTTCAAGCAAGTCCAGAGTATAATCCTCTGTTAACCCATGTTTAGTAAGTAACTTTTGTAACTCATCCCTTACCATATCCCTAAAAACCTCCGTTTTCATTCTTCGTTTCCAAGTACCATGCTGCTGACCAGTCAAACTACCAAAAGCTAAGTCAATAGCTAAGTCTTTATTCATCGTTTGTGCATAACACATAGCTAGATTACGCATCTTCTCAGACTTCTTATTTGCAGTATAGTACGATTTGCCAGTTAAAGTATGAGGAGTGCTACGTCCCTTAGCATTAAATTTGATTGTGGGGTATTTAGGGTCCCACATGAAGTATCCCCATGGCAGTCTCAAGTATACAGTGTTTCCACCATCTTTCCGAGGATATTCCTTCTTTTTTATAACTTTAGAACAATAACCATCATCACTTAATGCCCAATCACCTTCACCTGCATTCTTCCAGTAGACATACTTCTTGTTATTTTCATCACATTCATCCTGAGTATATATCTTATAAGTAGAAGGTCCACCATTTTCTCTCTTATGATTTATCTTTATTTCATACATTATTAGTAACTCTCTAAATCCCTATTAAATCTATCAATATAACCCTTTTTATTCTCATCGCTTCCACGGAAATGGTATTTAGCTGACCATTCTGCAGGATTAGCTATTTCATCTGCATAAAACCCCCCATCCTCACTCATCCTCTGATTTGCCATAAACAGCATTTTTTGCTGTGTAGGGGAAAGTTGAGAAGCATCAAAATCTTCGTAAGAAGAATTTACCCAATCAGGAGCATCTATTCCCTTTTTATTAAAATAATTCCTCAATCTGTTTAAAGCTGTCTGTCCTGCACC